TTCACTTGCATTTACTGCTATAACTACACTTTGTGTTCCTGATCTTATATTACTTGGTCTATTATATGTTGTTATCGTATCAGGCGTTCCTGTTCCATTACCATCTATCATTTGTATTCCTGCCGTTGCAGTTGATTCGTTGAAAAATAGTAAAGGTTTATTTATTGTTGGATTTTGGTCGCTATCTACAAAGAAACCATAACCTATTTTTGTAAAAGCACTACCATTTACATTTCTTAATCTTTCAAAAAACATTTTTTCAAATGGTAATGTTATACGATAATCTCTACCACGATTTAATCTTGGGTCTCTACCACTATTGCCAATACCACTTGCCTTAACACTTCCTAATTGTCTGTTGTTTAGTTTCTCAAAATAAAATGCACCGAATGTTTTAGGGTCTGCAAACTTAAACTCTATATCATTAAATGGCACACTAAAATTACTTTCACTTTGTGTTGTGTCTATAAACTCTGTTATTTCTTGATTTGTACCACTAGCATAAAAAGAATCTAAAGTCTTTACTACCACTTTACCATAGTCATCACTAGCTATATCGCTTTCAATAAACGCTGTAAGATTAAATGTTTTAAACACTCCTGTTAAAAATTCAAGTATACCAATATTTGGGATATTGTTTTGTACATAAATTGTTTCTACTAAACTATCAGGTTCTACTACACCTGCTTGTACTGTTGCAGTAAAATTATCTGCATTATTTGATTGTCCACTAGCAACTCTAGTAAATGTAAGTTCGTATGTAAGATTTAAACTTGTTTCTGTCGTTTCAATTACAAACTCTACATTATGTTGCATTAATGGTTGTGTAAAACCTGCATCACCCTCAAACAAATGTTGTAATCTAATAAATCCAGTTTGTGAATATGTCGCTGCTGCAATTATTTCTCCCGTTCCTGCTCTTCTTAATTTTGCTGTAAACTTTTTACTTGAGGTTTGGGGTGTGATCTTCCAATTAATTTGCATAGTCTCGATAACACCTACTTGACTTTCTAGTCTTTGTGTTACAAATCTAAATATACCCCCATCAAAGGTTGGTGCAAAATTACTTGTAGGTAACAAAGAAAAGAACTCTAGTGTCGTACCTTGTGTAGCTGTAAAACTTTGTATTTGGTTTAGTATAATATTAGATACATTCGATTCGTTGCTAGGTGTAATTCCTATCTCCCCTTTGTTTCTATGTAGCCACATATACAGATCTGCAAACATTCCTGTTTCTTTAAAAAAGTCATCACTAAATTGTAAACCTATTGTAGGGTCTTGTGCAATAACATTAATAATATCTATAACTCTTAGTGCAGGTTTTAAATCATTAAAAGTAAAACCCATTGTGCTACCTAATCTTTCATTTGCAGTTCCTGCACCAGTTGTAGATTGACTACCACATCCATCACTATATAAGTTTCTTGTTGTACTTGACCTTTCTTGTGATGTCAATACTCCTTGATTTGAACTATCATATATAAATCTATCTGTATGTGATATTAAAGGATATATAATATGTGCTTTAGTAGTTGATTGACCATTTAAGACATTTACAAAACTTTGTACACCTTGTTTTACAGTTGCTACATTATAACTATGGTCAAACTGAGAGAAGTCTAGTTCTGATAATTTTTTATCTTTTATTTTATCTTTTAATGTTACAGTCTCTCCAAAGAATGTTATGTTGTATGATTCTGGTTGATTGTTTTTTAATTTAACACCATTTAAAACTATATAACCATTTCTAAAGTTTTTATAATTAAGCTCTAGTATAGCCCTTAGTTTTGTGTTTGCATTAAATATAGAATCTGCAATTAAGTTTTCTTCAATGTCTGTCCTATAATAATGCCTGAATAATAAATTATTTTTACTACTCGCAGGTAAACTAAAGGACTTACTAAAATCGGTAAACACCTTTTCTATATCTCTTATGTCTTGTATAGTTTGTGTTAATGATACTTGTTCATCTTCAAATAAATCTAGTCTTTGATAATCAATATCTGTAATTAAATTTATTTCGTTCCATAATCTAAAACCATTTTCCCAGTTTATAGCTGTTGTATTCCACAAATCTGGATCAGGTTGTGGATTGTCTATCTTTATGTCTGGTATTAATAGACCTAGCTCGTTCATTATCTTATAGTATTTATTTTATCAAAAGCAAAATTAAAAGTCATAGTGTAGTTTGCGACCCTATCATTTAAAGATGTTTTAAACTGTACGCTTTTATCTTGTGGTATAACTGGCAAGTATTGATTATCTTTAAATAACCAACATCTTTTAGTAAATAGTATTTCTTCTATTACTTGATTATAACTATCATTTACATATCCTGTATTTAATACAATCGTTTCTCTGCTATTTATATTTCTGTTTTTATATTGATGTGCATTTATCGAATAGGTTGCACCTGTTGTTAAAGTATTTGTTTTAAATTCTTCTCTTTGTACATTTACACTTTCTGTTGATTTTAAAAAGAAATTTACTTTTTGTAATGCGCCTGATTTATTTACAAACACTAATGGAAGATTAGTAAACTTATTGCAGTCTTGTTCTTCTATTGTTATTGTTTCTGTTGAACCCCCTGTTACTATATCGACACTTGTTAATGTCGCAGTAGTGCTTGTTGCATATGCTATTGCGTTGTTAGAATTTGATACACCTGTTGGTACTGTTACAGTTGATACTGTTGATCCACCATTTTTAAAGTTTACTGTTGTTGCACCTGATAATGTATCACTACCAGAATTAACACTTAGGTTTGCTAATACAGGTATATATATTACTTCTTGTGTTTCTCTGAATATTGTAGAATTACTAATCAATGTTTTCACACTTCCTTTATGTCTTGTAAGGTTTTGAGTTGTCGCACTATTTGTTGTTTGTGTTATGTCAAATCCTTCTTCAAAATATCCCACTCCATCAAATGCTAACATAATTGATGATATTGCATCTTGTGCTGTTCCTGAACTATTAAATGGTGTTGCTGTTGTTTGTACCCATACATTTACACCATTACTACCAAAAGTACCACTAAAGCTATATGCGATATAATCTTTTATTAATTCTCCTATTTCAAATATCACATAGTTGTTATTTCCTACTTCATTTTTTATGAGTTCGTAAGTAGTTGTTGGACTTGCGTTGAAAGCACCACTATATATTGCTATTGTTAGCTTACAACTTGCTAAGTTTGAGTTTTCTACTTTTAAGTAAACTGGACTGTTTATATTTATCTTTTCTATTGCCATATTTTATCCTTTTTCATCTTGTAAATCGTTTTCAAAATCTTCAGTAACCCCAACCTCAAATTCATTGATAAAAGTATTAAATCGTTTTTCAAATGGTTTAGTAAAAAATAAACTTGGTCTTATACCTTGAAAAAATATTTTATTAGCTATTAAGTATATTAAAGATTTTCTTGGAATAAATCTACCTTTTTTATCTCGTACCTTTTTGTTTAATGCGCTTTTTCTTACTGACCATTTATCTAATGCACCAATGTTTGGTCTTTTATTTGTGTATTTAAATGGAGTATCATATTTTTTTTTGTACCACTCACACCTTGATCTTGATATACACCATATTCAAGCATTTCAAAAAACAAAAGCAACCCCTTTTGTGTTGGATTAATTTCACTTTTTAAAGAGTTATACAAGTCCTTACTTACATTTTTTTTACCTTTTGTTAAATTACTTCTTGATTGCTGTATTACATATTTAGCAAAATCATTCATCGCTTGTTTTGACCTTCTTAAATTCATTAGCAAATACTTATATCGTTTTCAATTAGTATATCCATAGTACACGCCCATCCACCTAATCTGTTTTCAAACCTTTCATAAAATGGTTCACATACAGGATCACCTGATAATTGATATTTAGATGTATATAATGAACCTCTACGCAATAAATGTATAATCTTGTTTATTACTGCAAGTTGTGTGTTTAGTATATCTTGTTCATTATCATTACCTACAAAAATATCTGTTGTTTCATCTTTATATTCATTTACAACATCCATAGACATTAAAGTAATATTAAACACTAGAGCTTGTTCTTGAGCTGTAACAGTATTCACTATTATATGTGCTAATGGGAATATTGTTTGTTTTGATAAATCTATTTCTGTAATATCTCCTGTTGTAACTGTATTGACATTTGGATCAAGTAACAAGTTTGTTTTTATTGTATCTGTTAGTTGGTAAAACCCTCTTATTCCCTGACTCATTTGTATTTACTTTTTATTTGTTTAGCTTCTAATTCGTTTTTCTCTTTCATAAATGTTAACATCATTAATGATTCGTGCATACTTAATTTAGTGATATGCTCAAATCTTGTAATATCCCCTTGAGAGAGTGCGTAAATTGACTGATACCATCCCCATTTAAGACCAAATTGTGTGTTGGTTGCGAGTGCATCTCCTCCTGACTCTCCAAATAAGATGTCATAACTCTCGATAAGTCTATCCCTAAACGATAAAAAAAAAGCATACTACCAAATACTATATCCATTGGCATATCTTTTAACAGATCTGATCCTTTAGCTTTATAATCTTCTATGTTGTATTTGTCATTATAAGTGTTTGATATTGGTCTATAAAGTACTGCCATAGCTTTTTCTATTTCTTCCCAATTAGAAATATAAGTATCAAGATCAACATACTCTCCTAATGTCATATCATCTAAGTTTGGTATAAAACCATATTCAACTCCATTCAAAACGAACCTTCTTTTAAGTTGTGGTTTTTGTTCAAACATATCTGCAAGTATATTAGTAATTCTATAAACATCTTTTGCTTTAAGTTGATAAGATTCTTTATGTGGTATTCCACAAAATATCTCTATCATTTTAGATGACAATATATGTTCATCAGCATTGTCTTTTTGAATCTTTAAAAACTTTTGATATTGCGATAGTTTAATTTCTGATAAACTATTAGGTACAGTTATTTTAATTCTCATATATATATATCGAAATTAAATCTCAATTTTAGACAAAAAAAAAGGAGGGCGATTAAACCCTCCTACACAACTAATCAAAAAACTTTGAAAACCTTACTTGATTTTCTCACTAAAAGGTTTCTTTGGAAAAACCTTGCTTGTTATAAAGTTAAAATATTTTTCTTTACTTACAAATTTTTTTGTTACTGGATGTAAATATAATTTTTTCATTATTTTGTTTTAAATTAATTTAGTGTATTTTAAATTACCCTCTGATCCTTGTGGAAAAAAAGGTGATGGTTTTCTAGCTGTTGAAGATAATGTAGTATATACATCTGATCCCCATTGTACAGGTTCGTGTTTTATTTTGACACCTATAAATTCTTCATCTTCAAAAATATCTGTTATTACACCATATACTTCTTCTCCTGTATTTACACATTTAACTTTTTTACCTATTAAATTTTTGTTTATTTCGTTTGCTTTCATTGTTTTGTTTTTAATTATACTCAAATATAATACTTTTTTTTTAATTAACAAAATTTAATAACTTTTTTTATCTAATTGCATATCTACCCCTGTTGGGGTTTTCTAATTGCATCATTAAAGCATATCGAGCTGCATCTATACAATCAGGGTGTATGCCTGTTGGTTTTTGAATATTGTTTCCCTCTTTGTCTTTATCCCATACATATCCTTGTAATTCTCTTATAAGATTCTTGGATGTTGATGTTATGTATATTTCGTTTTGGTTTATAAGATTGATTCCATATATAACCGAATCTCTACCTTTTGTTACAGGAAATATTTTATGACCATAACTTCGTATCTCGTGAATACTCTTTGGTTCGGCTGAATCGGCAAAAACTGGTTCTAATACTCTTTTGTCTGTTAAAAATCTACTGATGTCTCTATTGAGCATACCCTTTCTACAAAGTAATTCATCAAATATATATGCGTTATTCCATTTGTATAATCTAATGTAAGTAGAATTATCTACGGAATATCCAAAATCCAAGCCACCACAAAGCAATCTAGCATCTTCTGGTATATTATCAATAGACTTCCAATCAGGAATACAAGCACCTTCTAAACTACCTATCTCTCCTAATCCGTATACCTTCCACCAGTTTGACCAATATGTAGATGTCTTTGCTTTTACTTTTGCTTTCTCTATTTCTTTTACAATCGTACTTGATAAGCTCTCGTTGTCTTTGTAAGTAAGTGTAATAAAGTCTGTATCCTCTTGACCTATTAATTCTTTATCTACCCAAAATATATTTGTAGGATTATAATCAAGCCATATGTTTTCTGATGTTCTTATTGCTAATTGTTGGTAGCTTTCAAAGTCTATATTGTTGCACTCGTTTATAAACAAATCTGTTCTTCTTGCACCTCTTAGTTTATCTGGTTGATCTGTACTAAAGAACTCTATATAACTACCATTACTAAATTCGTATTTTAAAGTACTTCTATTAAACTTTCTTTCATCGTACCTATTGGTTAGTTTAAGTAGATTTAAAAAGTCCTTTAAACCACCTCTACGCAAGTGTGGGATACTTTCTGCTACTATACTTATTTCTTTGTATGGGTTTTTGATTGCATAGTCAATAAGGATCATTAATATTGCAATGGTCTTACCTGCACTACTACCACCCCTAATGATCTTAATTCTTTTATTAAGTTTTCGTAATCTTTTTACAGCTTGTGTTTGTGAGAACATCAATCAATAAATAAAGGTTGATCTTCGTTTATATGTATATCTTTAGTTTCTTTTGGTTTTCCGTACCTATAACCCATATATAAATTCAAAGCTCTTATATCTCCTTTATCAATTAACACTTTTAGTTTCTCTATAACTTGTTCATTGTTTATTATTAAATCAAGTTTTTCTATAAGGTCTTTTTCATCTTGTTTAGGTTTTCTACCTGCACCTACTCTTTTACCACCATTATTTATTCTTTTATCCATAATTGAAAAAACATTGATTAATCAATCTTTTGTATATCTATATATCGTAAAATAAATCAATTTTTAAAAATTAAAACATTTTGATGAACTTTTACAAGTTTTTTATATTTCATATTATTATTTGCCCTTAACGATGCTGTTCCTAATTGTTGTAATAAAATACAATCATTATAAAATTTCATTCCACATTTTTGAAATGCTTTTATTGTGTCTGGAACAAAGCCAATATAGTTTCCATTTTTATCTCTTACTTCTCCTACAACAAAACAAGCATATCCATCTTTCTTTAATAGTTTACAACTTTTACTAATTATACTTTCATAATTAATTAAAAAATCATTATAATTCATATTTGATATATCTCCTTCTAATTCACTATAAACTTCTAAATTAGCATAAGGAGGACAACTAAATATAAAATCAAATTCTTTATTAAAATTATTTAATATTTTATTACTATCTCCTACATACCATTGAGGTTGATTATTTACTTCTAATATGTTTAAAGATTGTTCTCTATTGCTTTCTACTTGTTCTGGTCTTAATTCTATACCTGTATAATTATAATTCATATAATTAGCTACTATACCCCTTACACTACCTCCTGCAAAGGGGTCTAAAATATCTCCGTTTTCTTTACAAAACCAATGATAAATAAGTTCACATAAAGCAGGGTCAAATATAGAAGAAGATAAATTATTAAATCTTTTGTTATTACCAGAAACAGGATTGAAGTCAGCACCAGTAAAAGTAAGTTTTTTATTCCTTCCTATCTCGCTTTTTATTCCTAATTTTTGCCATTGTTTTTTCCTTTTTAACCAGTTGCCACTTTTAGTATCTAAAACACTAAATGGTGGCTCTATAAACTTATTCCTTAATAATGGATTGTTAATTATTGGTTTTCCAAATAAATCTATATTGTTCATACTGTTTGTTTTTTTTACTATACTTCATACATTTTGTAAGTTAGCAATATTTCTTCTCCTGATTTTATATCTAATATTGTTTGTAGTTTTAATATCCCACACTCTATTTCTCTACTATCACCACAACTAATTAGTTTACAGTTTGGATTTGTACTATGATTAATAAACCCTCCTAGTGGTGTTCTTAAAAAACCATTTTCATAATCTTTATTTGAAATATGTGTTATTCCTAAAATAGTATTTGCCTGTATGTTTTGTGTGGCAAAAAGACCTAACCCATCTACTAAAGATTTTTTTATTGTTACTTGTTTTGGTAAAGGTCTATAACTCATCTAGTTCTTTTTGTTCCATCGTATCTACAAGTTGTACCATAGCTTCAATGTTTTCATTATTTAAATAGTTTACTTTTAGTTTTACAAATTCTCTTTTAGCTTGGTTGTTTACATCTTTTGTGTTTTTTGTTAATTTTGTAAGCAACTTACCTAGTTTTTTATTTCCTTTTAAATACACCTCAAACATTCTAAAAGCGTGTAATACCGATGAGTGATCTGATGATTTACCATTCTCTTCTAAGAAACTTGCTATGTTGTGGAGTTTCATCTTTTCGTATCTGTATAATATAAAGACAAGTAATGATCGCACCTCTACCACCTCTATCCTTCTTGTGTTTTCAAACACATTTAGTTTTGTAATCTTGTTTATTCTTTTTGCTATCTTAATTGCTTTATTCATATTTTATTTCTTTTCTGATTATTTTCATCTCTCCACAAAGGTTGTGTATTGGTATAGTGCATTAATTTTTTTACTTCTTCTACTGTCTTTGCAGATGATAAAGGTATAATATGGTCAAACTGCCAGTTGTCTTTTTGTTTACCATAATTATTCATATTCATACCTTTTTTGAATTTAATCTGAATATATTTTACAAATTGTTGCATACTATCCATACACACTAATTTTAGAAATGTTAAATTTTTTCTATGTGGATAATTCCAAGCTTCTTTAAGTAATGACCTGCATTTTATTAATTCTCTGTAAACTTCATCTTCAGCATATTTAATTTTTCTATTTAGGTTTTGTGCTAATTTATATTTGGGATTGTTATGATATTCTTTTCTTTTACAAGCTTTACAAAATCCATAACCTTCAGAGTATTCATCTAAAGTTTTTTCAATATGGCATCTACTACATATTTTCATAATATTCCCTCTATTATATAATTATCTATATCTTGTCCTTCTATGAAGAACTTTTCAAATATCTCTAATGCTTCTTTTGTTTTTCGTTCCCCTTCCAAATAAAACTCCTCGCTACAATTCCATATGCCAATGTCTAATGATCCTTTGTCTATAACTACAAACTTAAAATCTAAATATGTAACATTGAATAATTGACAATAAACATAGCATTGTACATCGTAAGAATATTTTTTAGCCGAATATGGAAAACCTTTAATGTCTGTTGTAGTTTTTATATCTACTATACCATCCTTTCTTAATACATCTGCTTTACCCCTGAATGGATAACCTTGTACTGTACCTATTGCAGGTATCTCAAATTCACAATCCGTTATTTGTTTTAATGCGTGTTCGTTCTTAAAAAAAGCATCTGCGATCTTCTCTGCATTTTGTTTCTCTACCCTTGTATAAACCTCGCCATATTTCTCTCTCGCTTCTTTATATGTCTTTGTGTTTTTAGAAGATACATTTACAAATATTTGCTCACCAAATTTGTCTGGTTCTAATATTGCTTGATGTACCAATCTTCCATCTCTTAATGGTTGTGATTCAGGACTACCATATTTAGTAACATACTTATAAGTCTTTGGACTTGACAATAAAAGTTTTAGTGATGAACTACTAAGTGCTAATCTATTTAACTCTCCATAGTAAAAAGTATCATCTACCATTTTTTTCAGCAATTCTTTTCTGCTGTAATTTCTTCCGTCCAAAAGTTGTATCATTGTTTTCTTGTTTTAATATTAATTCTGTTTCTACTTTATTTGTGTATATATACATATCATTAATACACTTTATATATAGTGCTATTTGTTTCTTGCGATTTTTATCTGCTTTCTCAAATGCAAGCGACATAGCATTACCAATATAATTAAATGCTACTTCATATTTTTGTTTCGCTTTTACATCCATATTTTTACAAATAAATATCCACAAACGCATATTGTAAATAATATAAATGCAAGTCTCAAAGTTTGATATGTTTGTTCTTCTTGTTTTGGACTTCTACCCTGATTGCTTCGGTATTGTTTTTTGTTTTTCATTTGTTTTGTTATTGATTGAGCTTTCGATATTATCATAACCAATCTCTAAAAAATAATTATCATTTAGGTATGTTAGGTATTTGTTTTTTTTCGTATACTGTATATCCTTGTTCTTGCAAAAACTTGATTGCTTTTTGTGTCTTTTTTTCATTTCTTCTGTAATAATCAAATATTTGATTTTCAAATGCGTGGTGTTTCATTTTGTTTTTTTTTAATTATCGGTTATGTTCGCCATGCGAACAAACCTAATCTTTTAATTTTAACAATGTCTTTCCAAATCTCCAGTTAAAAGGATCATTAAGTTCACAAAATGTATAACCTTTATTTTTCATTACAACCTTGCCTTTATGGATTCTATCGTTGTGATAACATTGGAAAGTATCATTGACTTTTAAATTGTTTACTTTTATCATACTTGCAATATACAAATAATAATTAACAATTCATAATAACTATTCTTTATGTACTATTGATGCCATATCTTCAGTAAGTAAATACACCTTTTTAAGTTTTCTTTTCTTTGTCCATAATGTAGTGTCAGGACAATACAACTCTTTTATTTCTGGCATTTCTAAATAGTTTATCCAATATAAATATGTTCCTTTAGGATCTGACACAAAATATAGTTTGACAACCTCGCTTTCCATTTCCATTAGTTTATCATACTTATATTTTTCTAATAGTTTTTCTTTATAGTATTTGTTTCTAAATTTCATCTCCATTACACATTTATGTCCTTTAGGTGTTGTACCTGAAGCATCGTAGTGTTCAAATGATCCTCCACACCATTTTAAGTTCCAATCCTCAAACTCATTTAAGAATGTTACAACTATCTGTTCAAACTTATTAATCGTTTCTATACCCATCATCATAAAGTGTGTTAATATCTTTGATCCATTGATTCCATTGTCTTGGTGTACAAGAACAAGGCAAATAGAAAGTATGAAAATAATATTTAGAATGTAAAGATGCTATCAGCTCTTGCTCTTGTTTATTAATTTGACTATTCTTTATAGACTTAAATTTAGTCCATTGGTCAAACTCTTTTTTATTAAGTCTTTGTTCCATCTCTTGTGATTCCATTTAAATAGTTTTTACGATCCTCACAACC